GAAAAATTCTTTTTTTTTTCTTGCGTTGGACATTTGCAGTTTTTATTAGATGCCACCCCCCCCCAAACTTCCTTTTGTCCTTATTACTAAAGGTAACTTCCCCACATCGGAGGGGAAAAATGGGTATTAACTGTTGTTTTGTCTTGTTTCTCCTTGTTGACTTTAGGGCTTTAGGTTTCTATTATGTATGTATGGGAAGAATCCTTACAGAGCAAATGAAACTCTTTGTCCAAAACTATAGTCAAACAGGAAATGCAAAGCAATCGGCCATTAAATCGGGCTATTCTGAAAAGACTGCAGAACAGCAGGGGTATGAACTTAAGAACAAATTGGCTGTGGAGATAGATATTGCGACTAAAAGATTGATGGCGGCTTGTGTTCCGATGGCGGTAGAGAAATTGAAGGCATTGATCGAGAACGAAAAGACAAGTCCTGCAGTTAGATTGGGAGCTATCAATTCGATTCTTGATAGGACGGGTTATCAGACTACTACGAAGTTTGAAGATGTGACTAATCGTAGGACTGATGAGGAACTGAGGACGGAATTGCGGCATCTCCTAGGACAGGAACAGGCGATCTTGGTGGATGGAAATCCGATAAGCGAACCTATTGAGGATGATTCTATCAATTAACATAAGTTAAGAACGTGTAAGGATATAGAAATATTTTGATTAAGTTCAATAAGGATTTTTTATTAGATAATTGGTGTGAAGAACATGAAAGCGATGAAGAAGATTTCTATACTTGCCCTGAATGTGAATATACGTTAGATTTTGTGCAAGATGATGAAGGTCTTAATTATGTTTATTGCTGGAATAAGTGTTTTGAAACTTATATAAGGACGTAAGAGGTTTTTAATATGGCAGAAAGTTTTATGAGTGATTTAATACCTGAAGAAGAAAGCCCGACTATATTAGGGCAGAATAAAAAAATGGGAACAAAGAGAAAAGAAGATATAACAGAAGGAGATATGCCTGTTTTTATAGAGCATTTAAAAAGATTGGAAGGTTTGAAACTTACTGCTTATAAACCTAATCCTGGAGAAGAATATTGGACTATTGGTTATGGTCGTTATGGTGCAGATGTAAAAAAAGGAATGACTATTACTGAACAACAAGCAGATGAATATTTAAGGGAAGATATTGAACAGCGTTTAGTTAAGATTAAAAGAGTTATACCTAATTTTGAAAATATGCCTATAGATGCTAAAAAACATATACTAGACTCTTGGTTTAGAGGAGGATTGTCTGGCAGTCCTAAAGCTATTAAACTAATTAATGAAAATAAATATAAAGAAGCAAGTATTGAATTTCTTAAAAATGATGAATATCTAAATTCTAAAACTCAAGCTGGTGTCAAAAAACGAATGAAAGCTACTTCAGAAGCTATAGCAAGTTTAGGAAAAACTTATCTTGTACAAAAGGATCGTAGATAAGAATATTGAGTGAAGAATTAGAACAAACAAGGATAATATATTAAACTAATGTTAGATCTACCTGATAAAAAGTATGATGTTATTGTTGTTGACCCACCCTGGAATATAAAAAAACTTACTCGTAAAAAAAGACCTAATCAAATTAATATGGATTACAAAACAATGTCCTTAGAAACAATAAGGGAATTAAATATTCAAAAATTAGCTAAAGATTCTGCATGGATATTCTTATGGACTACTCAAAAATATCTTTTTGATGCTAAAGATGTATTAATCAATTGGGGTTTTAAGTATCTTGTTATGAGTGTTTGGGAAAAAACTTACGGAGTATCTGCAGGTATGCCTTTGTATGGGTATGGATGGAATGCAGAATTTATACTTGTAGGGTATTGTGGAGATAAACCCACTTTGTGGCCTAAAAGAAGTCTTATACCACTTGTATTTCAAGGAGAAAACATTAAACATTCACAAAAACCAGATGTGTTTTATAAAAATATTGAAGTGTTAGGAAATGATAGAATAGATATGTTTGCTCGTAACAAAAGAGATGGGTGGGATGTGTGGGGTGATGAAATTGAGTGAAGAACTAATCAGAGCTGTGGAGATAGCCAAAGAATTGGGAAAAAGAAGAGACAGAAACCAATTATCCCATTATAAGCCCTACGAATATCAGCAAAAATTTCATAATACTGACGAACCACAACGATTATTGATGGCGGGAAACAGAGTCGGTAAAAGTCTGTGTGGAGCTATGGAGATGGCGTATCATGCTACTGGAAAATATCCAAAATGGTGGACAGGTAGAAAGTTTGCAAGACCTATTCGAGGATGGGTAGGTGGTGTCTCCAATGAGACTACAAGAGATGTATGTCAGAAAGAATTATTAGGACAACCAGATGACCCTGCAGCTAGGGGTACTGGTTCTATTCCTGCAGACCTGATAGGAGAGACTGTAAGGAAACCAGGTGTTCCTAATGCCGTAAACTCACTTATCATAAAACACGTTACTGGTGGTAATTCCAGGGTGGCGTTCAAAGCATATGAGATGGGGAAGGATAAATGGATGGGAGAAGCTGTGGATGTCATATGGTTAGATGAAGAACCACCGACTTCTATTTACTCTCAGGCTTTGACCAGGACTGCAGACGGAGGGGGAATAGTCTTTATGACGTTTACTCCTGAAAATGGTATGACAGAGACAGTAGCACAATTTGTGAATAATCTAAAAAAAGGACAGGCATTATTACAAGCTACATGGGATGATGCACCACATATGACAAAAGAAGTCAGAGAACAGATCTTACAAGCATTGCCACCACATGAAAGAAAGATGAGAGAAAAAGGAATACCTCAACTGGGGTCTGGTCTTGTCTTTCCTATCTCGGAAGATGATGTCGTGTGCGATCCTATAGATATCCCTACTCATTGGTCAAGATTATGTGGAATAGATTTTGGCTGGGATCATCCTACAGCAGCAGTTTGGATAACTTGGGATAGGGATAGTGATATCGTATATGTATATGATTGTTATTCTATGCGGCAGGAAGCGGTGCCTATCCATGCTTCAGCGATAAAAGCAAGAGGAAAGTGGATACCTGTGATATGGCCTATGGATGGACGACAAGCCGATAAAGGTTCTGGTAAATCACTTACCGAGCAATATAGGACGGAAGGATTGAATATGACCAGAGAGCATTTTACCAATCCACCGAGTCAAGGACAAAAAGATGGTACTGGAGGAGTGTCTGTGGAAGCTGGCATCATGGAAATATATACGAGGATGCAGACTAGAAGATTGAAAATATTTAAAAATCAAAGTAAACTGTTAGAAGAATTAAGGATGTATCATAGAAAGGATGGTAAAATCGTTCCTATAAATGATGATGTCATATCTGCGATGAGATATTGCGTTATGTCATTAAGGAAATCTAGGATAAAAGATTATCAACCACCTCATATACAAGCTGATTCTGAATTTAGTCTATTTGCATAAGCAGAGGGGATTTTAATCATGCCAAAAGGTAAAGGAACATATGGTAGTAAGGTGGGAAGGCCGCCAAGGCGAAGTAGTCAGAAGGTGAGGAAGCCATTGAAAAAAGGTGGTAAAAAATAATGGGTGGAGTATTCAGAATAATTAGAAGTGTCTTTAAGCCTCTCGCTAGGGTCGTGAGTGGGAAGAAAAAGAAAAAGAAAAGAATAATCGAACCCGTAGTCGAAGCATTGAACAGGGGTAACCTAAGTGCTACAACTGCAGCTAGGAGAGTTGCGTCACTTGGTTCAGGATATGCTGGTAGGACGATAATGACTACTGCAGGTGGCATTGAGGAGAAAGCTAAAAGTGTAAGGACTCTTCTGGGTTCATGATGATAAAAGTCGTAATAGATGACAAATGGAAAGATAAATGTTATGACTGGATAAAAGACAAGGCATATATAAATGCTGAGACTAAAGAATATACATTTATGGGGTTTGTGGAAGATGGTAAGATAGTCGGAGTCTTATTGTTTGCGGACTATGATGGTAATAATATCTTCATCCATGTCGCCTTGGATAATCCTAAGGTATGTCAAAGAAGATTTATCAGGATGATGTTTAATTATTGTTTTAATCAGATAGGATGTAATAGGGTCACAGCGACCTGTGACGATGATTATAGTAGGGTCAAAAAATTGATAGAAGGTCTGGGTTTTAAAAAAGAAGGTGTGTTAAAAAGTATGATGAAGATAAAAGATGATTATGTAGACGCTGCTGTCTATGGGATGTTGAAGGAGGATTGCAGATGGGTATGAAACCAAAAATAGCAAAGCCACCACCAATAGACCAAGATATACTAGCGAAGGAAAGAGAAGCAGAAGCAAAATTTGAAGCCGAAAAAGCTAAAAGTTTAAGGGTAGCCAAGCGTGGAAGGATGGGAACGATCCTTACAAGTGGTATGGGCATCGAGGAAGAAGCATCTACTGCGAAAAGTTTGCTAGGTAGGTAGTTTTATAAATTATGGTCAACGATAAATTTGATTATATAAAAAAACGATTGTCACGAATGGCATCTGACCGAGGCAACTGGGAGGACCATTGGCAGGAGATATTGGATTATGTCATGCCACGAAAAGCAGATATAACTTTTTTTCGTACTAGAGGAGGAAAAAGAACCGAAGTCTTATTCGATTCAACTGCTATAACAGCAAATAATCTTCTGGCTGCAAGTCTACAAGGTACTTTAACTTCTCCGTCTTTACAATGGTTTCATATAAAGATGAGAGATACAGATTTAAATATGGATAGAGATGTGCAGTTGTGGTTGGAAGATTCTGCAAAAAGGATGTATGAGGCATTTAATGAAAATAATTTTAATACAGAAGTACACGAACTGTATCTTGATCTGACTTCAATAGGTACTGGTGCATTATTTGTGGAGGAAGGGAATAGAGGATATGCTGAAACTGGTATTCATTTTAGCAGTCTGCATATTTCAGAATATTATATCCAGGAAAATGTAAGTGGTTACATAGATACATTATATAGAAGATATAAGTTGACAGCACGTCAGGCGATACAGGAATTTGGGGAGGATAATCTAGGAGAGAAAGTAAAAGAAGCTGCCAAAGATAAACCAGAAAAACAATTTAATTTTATTCATGCAGTCGAGCCTTTAGAGGATTACGAGAGAGCATTGGGAAAAGCGACTACTAAATTGCCATTTCATTCGAGTCATGTATGTGAGGAAGATAAGATGGTCGTTAGGACTGGTGGGTATAATGAATTTCCATATCTGGTTCCCCGTTGGGCAAAAGCAACTGGTGAAATATTTGGTCGTTCACCATCTTATAATGCACTTCCAGATATAAAGACATTAAACAAAGCTATAGAACTTGGACTTAAAGCATGGGCTAAAGCTCTAGATCCACCATTATTAGTACAAGATGATGGTGTCATAGGCAAAGTAAGGATGACTCCTGGGGGTATTACTGTCATAAGAAGTGATGCTGCTATCAAACCATTACAGACAGGTACCAATTGGCAGATAACAGATTTGTTGACAGACCAGTTAAGAACAGCGATAAGACAAGCATATTATTCTGACCAATTACAATTACAACAAGGTCCACAGATGACTGCTACAGAAGTACAAGTAAGATATGAATTGATGCAAAGACTGTTAGGGCCTACTCTTGGAAGATTCCAGTCAGAATTTTTAAATCCATTGATAGAAAGGGTTTTTGGGATCATGTATAGGGCAGGTGCTTTTTTAGAATCACCAGAAATCGTTGCTGGGGAGAAGATAGATATCGAATATCTCGGCCCATTGGCACGTTCTCAAAGGATGGAAGAAGCTATAGCTGTAGAGAGACTATATCAATTGACGATGCAAGTGGCACAAGCTGACCCTGGTATATTAGATATCATCAATCACGACCAAGCGATTAGGATGAGAGCAGAATTACTGGGTGTTCCCAAATCGATCTTGCGTGGGGAAGATGAAGTCGAAGAGATAAGACGACAAAGAGCAGAACAACAACAGATGCAACAAGAGATGATGATGCAACAGCAACAAGCTGAAGCAACTCAGAAAAATGCACAAGCTATGACAGAAGTATCAAAACCTGATACAAAAGCTACTATGGAAGAAGCAATGGAAGCGGCTGAAGCCGAAGGGCTTGTATAATGCAAGAAGAAGAAGATAAAGAATTAAAACAACTCAAGGGAAATTATCAAACTACTTTCAATACGAAAGAGGGAGAACAGACTTTAGCTGATTTAGAATCAGCTTATTATCGTAGAGGTTCATTTTTAAAAGACCCCTATGAGACTGCTTACAGAGAAGGACAACGCTCTGTAATCATCAGGATCAAAAATCTTATGAAGGAGGATAAAAATGGCTGATGAACAAGTGACCACCGAATCACAAGATAACCCAGAAGTTACAGAACAAAATTCAGGTTCTGTTCTTGGGTCTAGTACAGTAGGTGATAATCTAGACTGGAAGGAATCCCT